CCCCTATATCCCCCCCTTAACTGAACGTCGAGGCCATCCTCATTATTGTGTGTATCTAATACTGGCCTTGAGGCCAGTACTACGCCTATAGGCGTAGGTTTGGCTCGAGCCAAACTTAGAACAACAATAATGCCTTAGAATGCCTTAGAACCCCCCCTACTACTCAATGCACTGCTTTACAAGTGAGCGACACACTAACCTAAGGCCTTATTAATGTAGAACATAGAAATCCTAGATTTCTAAAGACCCACATATATTTAAGGCTTTTGGTGTGGGGAGCGAGCATTGTAAAGCTGTAATGATTAGCACCCCCCTACCTCTGTTGCGTATGGAACATCGTTTCCTATGGAGCACATGGAGATTATGCCTCTCTCTCTCTCTCTCTCTCTTATAGTCTTATATAGATAGATAGATAGATAGACATACATTTAAATACTACCATATACATTAATATCTATGGCTAAAATACAAAAGATGATAAACATCAGTTATGAGCTATATGTAAAACTACAAGAAGAAGATAATGCAAGTAAGCTAATAGAGGATTTATTAAACTCCTACTATGGCGACGCTGAGCCTAAGCCTGAGGAGTTAGTTAAGCAGAAAGATGACGTTAAGCAAGACTTAGAAGAAGCTAAGGAAAAGCTTAAGGAAATTAAAGGAATTGAGAAGAAGCTAACTAAGGAAGAAACAGAAAAGAAACTGGAGACTAATAAATTAGGTAAGCTATATAAGAAGTATAGTAAAAGGTTAATAGATGATTTAATTAGATTTGAAGAATTAACCAGCACTGATTTATATAAGCACTGGCAATGTGAGTATAGCAAATGGGGCTTAAGCTTCTTTAAAGTTAAGGACGCTTACGAAGCTTTACATGGCAGCGACTAAATACCAAAAAGGCAGAGTAAAGGAATATTGGCTTATGCATAGAGAGAAAGCTTTAGGCCGTATAGCCTTTAGGACTGCTGGTTCACATAGTAATTACGATGTCATTAGCATAGACCATAAAACTAAACAGATATTTCTAATACAATCTAAGAGAACAGAAAATATGCCTATGGATTACATTAAACCTGCATTAAAGAAAAAGCTTATTAAAGATAATGAGTATATTGAGGGCGATTATAAGGTTATCTTTAAAGCTGAGTGAGAAATAGGGGGGACTGGAAAATTGGAGTAAAAACCAGCCCCTAAATTAAGGGGCATGGCTTGTATTTAAAATTAACTAAAAAAATTACTCTACGTCATGTATTGTTGGCTCTGCCATATACAATCCAAATTGTTCTAATGCTTTGAGATGTGCCTTAAGCTCTGCTGTTGTAGCATAGTATATCTTATGCCTATTTCCAGCCTTTCCACATTCATAACTATGTGGCTTCTCAGTTACATTTAATACAGTTTCCATCTTACTTTAAAACTGGTATTGTCTGATAACTTGTATTCATACCAGTCCCAGTTTTCTTAACTTTAAAGAATTGTAGGTTTGGCATATCTTCCCTAATTATCTTTAAAGCTGCTAATACTGAGTAAGGCATACGATAATCTTGGCCATCTACATTAAACTTTTTGTAGTTAAATGGTTTGCCCTCTTTATCTGTGCCCTCGTGGTCTGTTAGCTGTATCTGAGTGCTTATCTTGTCTAACTCAGATATATTGCCTGTAGTCTTTGGCTCGTAAGCGTCTGCTTCTTCTTGTATTGTTCCCATGTTGTTTTGTCCTCCGAATAATTTATTTACTAATATGTCGAAGTTCTGCACAATGTATTCAATCTCGTCTTGTGTCCCATTATACAGCACTTGCTTTAAATCTCTCATTAACTCCCTAACGTGTTTTGCCATCATATAGTTTGTTCTCCTTAATTAATAATCTGTATCTTTCACAGTCCTGGACTAATAAAGGTAATCTTCCATAACATTCTTTTCCATCTAAAGCACAAGTGCCTCTAACTATTTGCTTGGCTTCTGAATACTCTGGCTCTCTCATATAGTCACACAGCACGTCTTTATGGCCTTTGGCTATTAGTTCTTGCTCTAGTTTATATGTTAGTGTTTTCATTGTTTATCCCCACACTGACAAGTTTTATATTTCTTAGACAATTCAGCATAATACTTAGACTTTTCAGCACACTTCTTAGCTAATTCAGCATAATCCTTAGACCATTCAGCATAATCCTTAGACCATTCAGCATAATCCTTAGACCATTCAGCATATTTCTTAGATTCTTCAGCATAATCCTTAGACAATTTAGAGCATTCTTTACATTTAGTTTTCATTGTTTATCCCCACACTGACAAGTTTTATATTTCTTAGATTCTTCAGCATAATGTTTAGACAATCCAGCATAATGTTTAGACAATCCAGCATAATGTTTAGAATTTTCAGCAAACATCTTAGACAATCCAGCATAATGTTTAGACCATTCAGCAAAATATTTAGACTTTTTAGCATACCACTTAGACAATTCAGTACACTTCTTAGATAATTCAGCACACCTCTTAGACCATTCAGCACAGCTTTTACATTTAGTTTTCATTTGCAAAATAATATTTTAGGAATATCTGCCCCCTTTAAATATTGTGCTAATCTTTTGAAGTAGTCGGCTAGGCTTTCCCCTCGTCTTGCTGGGAATGCTCGTTTCATTATTAGGTATGAGTTGTAATGCATCCTTGCTATGAATTGTCTTTGTTTATACATAGTTACTACAAGTTACACCCCTTTATATATGTATCTATTATCCAAATCTAATGCATAAGTAAGTCATAACAGCGACGCCAACATAAGCCCAAGCAATAGCAATCAAATCTTTGTAATCCATTACAACAACTCCCTATCTCTTTGGGGCACTGTAGATTTAAGCCCATTTAAGCCCTGTGGCGTTAAGTTTGTCTGTCTCCCTGTCTGTTTGGTTGTCTCTGCTATTAACCCCTCTGTTATAGGCCAGTCAGTCCTTAGTTCTTTCTCTCCTATCCTTGCCATTATGGGGATTCCTCTATTATTGTGCTTACGAATTCCATGTTTTGCTTACCAGCACCTGTTAATAAGTATATGTCATTAGCAGTTGTTCTGTCTGCTTTAATTGCTGCTGCTATTGCGTCATCAACTTCTGATAAATATGTTCCGCTGTTTATCCCATCGTTCCCATAAATAGAGGTGTCTTTGTAGTCTTTCCCTAGTTTCCACTCTCCGATTAAATCTTTTGTAATTCTTGCCCCGTTATAGTTCTTTGTTATTTCTTCATCTGTTAAAACTCTGCCCCATAATCTTAAATCTCCAACTGCACCATCATAATTCCTATTGTTATCTGTATCTCTCCCGCCAATAATTCCTGCTCCTGCTCCATATAAGATAGTTCCGCCTGTGTAATTATCCGCCACTCCGACTTTAACCCCGTTTTTATATCTCCAAATATTTGTTCCATCTTTTATAAATGTGAAATGCGTCCACACTCCATAAGGAGTATCTATATTAGTTCCCGATAACCAACCCACCGTTAGCCTTAAACCCTCTCCATTCATACCTACAATAGCTCCGTTAGACTCGTCTTTGGAATAAAGTCTCCCAAACGTTCCTCCGCCAGAAGAAGATGGTTTCGCCCATCCCGAAATAGTAAAGTTTTGTGGTTCTAGTATTGCGTTATAGGGAATAGTTATTATATCATCAACACCGTCAAATACTGCACATTTTTTAGAATTAATCGCAGTTCTATTAACTTTAACTGCTCCAGCTGCCATATTAAGCTTCCTCTACATTTACAATTATAACTCTTTCGTTTTGAACACCAGTAGAACCCATAAGCCATTTATCATTTGCAGAGTTTCTCATAGCTGTAACTGCTGTATCTACTGCTGTAGTTGTAGCATCTACTATCTGAACGGTTACGTCTCCAGCTGCCATTATGCCACCGTCCCCGATGGATTTATAATACCCTTCTCTATTAGGTCTCTAATAAGTGTGGCAAGAACATCAGAAGTTACGCCTAAAGTTGCAGTGTTTGCGTCAAAAGTATAATCCTCTGTAAAATTTGTAACTTCAAACTTAGTCTGAGTTAAGTTTTTTAAATTATCTACCATCTAAATCACCTTAGAATTTTTTTTAGATGATGGTTTTTCTTTAATATCAAGTTCGGCTAACTCTGGGTTTCTTAAAACTAAGGCGTCTGCTATTTTTTTAGCTTCTGCTCTTAATCTATTTGTTGCAGTAATGCCTTTATCTAAATGAGAAACAGCTACATAATTAGATTGTAAGTCTCTAAAATGTTTATAAGCTTCGGCTCTATGTTGTTTAGTCATTTTAAGATATAGTATCAGAGATAATATGCATTGCGTTAGGGTCGTGTAGGATTAATTCTCCTTCTTCTTTTACCCTAATCTTAACACCTATTAATGGTTCTTCTATCTTAGCGGAGCTTATTGGTGTAAAGCTTCTCCATGTTGCTACTCTTGTAGGCACCCATTGATAAACCCAATCACTTGTAAATATCTCATCTACAATAACGTTGTTTCCTAAGATTTCCATAACAACCCCAGTCTTAAGCTTTTCACTTGAGAAACTAGGTATGCTTGACCCCTTTACATTTATTAAGTAAGAAATTAAATATTTGTGTTCTATACTATTCATAGCTATGATAGCTTCTCCAGCGTCATAACCTTGCTGTCTAATCTTCATTTGTCCATTTAGTATATCTAGTATAGGGTTAGCTGTAGCTACATTATTCCAACCATCAGTTGAAGCTGTAGTTTGAACGGTTACGTCTCCAGTTAAAGGCTGTGTTGGAGTTGCTGCTAGAGCGTTGGTTAAGATTTCAAACATCCTTAAACCTACTTTTCTCTGCACACTTCTAACTAAGTCCCTTACGGTAGTAGAAAGTAAATCTACATCATTATCCTTTAAGTCTGCATAAGATAACATTGGAGATTCTACGAAGAAAGTTTTAACATAACTTGTATTTCTAGTCCAGCTTTGTTCTGCTACAAATGGCCTACCCATTGAAGTATTACCAATTAAAGAGCCAGCTGTGTCATCAGTTGTTTGAGTATCAATAAAACCAGATGTCTTTTGATACCATCTAATTTCCCTTGCGGGAGTTACAGAGTTTCCTACGAAGCTTTTAATCTTATTAGGTTCTAAATCAGCAAAACCTTTTGCTAACTTATCAATATTGATTCCCTTAATATCTGCTTCACCTGCTATATCTGCCATTATGAAGTTGAGTTCCCGACTTGTAGTCTAAATAAGAAAGTTTGATTTTCTGCATTTGGAGCTTCTAATGCATAGCCTAAACCAGCTGCTCCTGTTGAAGTTGTTTGAGTAATAAGTTTATTAACATCTGCGCTACTCATAAGTGCTGCTCCGATAACAATTGCGGCCTTAGCTGTTCCTTTAAAGATTCCACCCATATAAACTGCAATAGATGTTTTACCATCATTAGCTATCTTTTCCTCTGCTGCAATACCAGCTATCATCTTAGTAGTTCCTGTTACGGTTACAGCTGTCATGCTCTCTGTAAGTTCTAAAACTGCACCTTTAGCAATACCTGTTCCATCAGCACATTTAAAATTAACTGGTAATTCTGTTTCAACCATTAATCTTGTTTCATTAGCCATGCACTAAGGTACCTTAGTGACTATATAAATGTTTCGTTATTTAGCTTCTTCTGCCTTAATCTTACTTTCTGCAAAAACTCGTATCTTCTCGTTGATTTCTATCTCGTGGCCCGCATCTTTTATAGCTGTTTCACACTTAGATTTGATACCAGTCCAAAAAGCTTCCTCTGGGGTTCCTATCTTAACACCTAAATCTTTAGGCTCATTCTTCTTTTTGTCCATTGTATTTACCCCCAGCTACAGAAGTCGCATAATCGGCTGCTGTTTCGTCAGCCTTAACTACTGGAGCTTGTCCAGCTTCTGTAACTCCGCCTAAAGTATCTGCCACTCTTAGCTTCTCTTGTCTCTCTACTAATGCTAGAGTTCTATCGTTCTCTGCCTTTAGACTTGCTACTACAGCCTCAGCTTTCTCCATATCAGTCTTTGGTTTTTCTTCCATTTTGTTTGTCTCCTTAATTTATTTAGTAAAAACTAAATATTACAGATTGTTTTTTGGCAAAAAAGTCTTTAAGTTTAGTGCAAAATACAACTAGGGAAGCCCCAAAAGAAGCCACTAAACTTGCAATAGTAACTACTCCACCAGTAGCTACTAAACCACCAGCAAATACTAATGCACCACCTAGTGCTGCATTAATTAGAGCGTTCTGAGTTTCTCTTTTCCTCTGTGCTTTTGTTAATTTTTTAGTCATTGTGATAAACTCTCCGCCGCCATCATTAAACCTAAATAGCCTTGTTGCTCGTTTGGAGCTCCTAAAGCCCTACGCATTTCTAACTCTAAAAGGGGCTGTGTGTGCTCCTCATATAAATTAAATTTCCCTAGTTCTCTAGTTCCATCAATCCCTAGTGCTAAGTTTGTATTACTTCTAACGTCTATAATCATCTGCGTGTGTGCCTCATTAATTTGCACTTGTGCGTTTTGAAATTCTTGGAAATATAAATGTTTTAACTCTGGGAATGCGTTGGCTCCGCTTATAGCTAATTTTGAGACTCTTTCCATTTTAGCTACTGTATCAATTTGAGTTCCTAAAATTCCTTTTTTCTGTGCTTCTATGTTGCTTTGTATTCCCTCATAAACCGCTAAACCAATACCTAAGGCTCCACCTACTCCTGCACCTATTGCTGTTGCTGCTGGAATACTTAAACCCCCCGTTGGGATTGCTGCTGCCGCTCCGACCACTGCCCCTAACTTTGCCCCAGCAGTTGCTCCTATACCACCATAAAGCCCAACACTTTTCCAAAATCCAGCGTCCGCAGCCGTGCTTAATACTATTTGTTTATAATCTAAACCGCTAACTTCTCCCTCTGGTGTTATTGGTCGGCCATCTGCTCCAACTTCTCCGCTAATCTCTCCGCCTATCTGTGCGGTTAATGCTGCGGCTTCTGCGTCTTGTTGTGCTTGTGCTTCTGCTGTCCCAAATTCTGCGCTTCCCGCTGGTAATGTTCTTGGCTCTTGATAATTAGAAATATAATTATTAACTTCTTCGGGACTCATTCCTAAAATAGTTTTCCCGCTCGGTAATCTAACCCCGCTTATCTCTCCCGTCTCGTTATCCCTATAAACTTCTGGAGCTTGTGTTTCAACTTCGGGCTTATAAACTGCACTAGAAGACAATATTGTTCCGTCTGGGGCTACTCTCTGCTTACTAGTATCTTTGCTTTGTCTTGTATCAATAGGCCCAGATTTAGGTTTTTCTGTAACTTTCTTAACTTCTGGGCTAACTTCTGGTAAAACTCCTAAAGGAAGTTTATTATCTGGCACACACATACCCTTAGCAGCATCCCAATGAAAACCAACTTTACATTTAGGCTTTTGTTCTCCAATGAGTTTTGCTAATGTTGCCTTAACCATTTTCTATCTCCGTGCTAGTTTGTGTATCATTAGGCTGTATGCCTACTTGTCCAGCATTTTTAGCTTCATCACTTTGCATATTATCCTTAAGACTTGCTGGTTTGTTAAATTCAATCTTCCAGCCTAACTGATATAATAAGTCTGCTTCTAGTTGTTTCTGCTCCCATGTATAAATAGGCTCATAAGCAAAATAACTAACTTTGCCCCCAGCTTCTGTTTGGCCCTCACTTGTGGCAATAACCCTAGGCACTCCTACAGCTTGATATAGTAAGTTTTCTAAATAAGAAATCCATGCCATGGGGTCTGTAATTGTTATTTGGTCTGAGGTAATTGTTAAAGTTCCTTTTGGTATAACTAAAACCTCTCCTTTTGTAATTGCTTCTTTATATTCGGCAGTTAAAGCGTCTCTTTTATTTTTGTTATCTGTATCAACTTCAATAATTCTTAAAGGCACGACGTTTCTATGCATAACTTTTCGATGGTCTGTTCTAACTTCGTGTAAGGCTTCCAAAACCCACCCACAACTATCAGAGGCTGCGGCTCCATGTATCTCGTCCCCTATTCTGTCATTACATAAATGCAGCATATTTTCTGGACTAATTTTTTGTTCTTTGCCCCCATTATTAATATAAACATAATGAACAATAATCCCTTTTTGATTAACTCCTATTTTCATTCTTTCGGCACTAATTGTTTTTAAATTAAGAATATTATTCCCCTCTCTTATAACCTCTGCAAAACTATCCCCTATAACTTTCTTCATTACTTGCATATTCCAAAAAATAGAAAGTGCGCTGTCTTCTCCCCAGCCTGTTAGTCTGTCTAAATTAGCTTGTGTTAAAGGGTCTGTTTCATATCCTTGCCCAACCGTAAAGACTGCTAACTTATCAACTGCTTTTTTATATTCTGGGTTATTTTTATATAATCCTATCTGTGTAGAAGCATTTGGAAAAGTCCAATAAGTTATTTTTCCCGCTCCAGCCACGTCTAAACTTTCACTATCTATAGTAGTGTCTTGAATATTTAAATCAGTTGTAGTTACTCGGTTTAAGTCTAATTGGCTCATAGTTGTAACCTCACTGGTAAAATTAAATTGCTATCTACA